CTATGATGCCGAGTTATTGCCCCATTCGATTAATACATCAACACGATTAAGAACATGTGCAGCCTGATACCAAATTTTGGTGTATTTAGTTGAGTTGTAAGTTTGTAAAAACGCGATTAACAGCGCTTTTGTTTGCTCCAATGCTGTTTTATCGGTCGGCTGATTTTTATTTTCTTCAAACAGGGTCTCCAGAGCTTCAAGCTTGTGCAGGAAAGCAGCCAATTCATCAGTCCATTCATCTTGATGTAGCCTATTGGCTATTTTTGACAGTAACCAGGGAATATAGTCGTGACTGAGGCTGATATTCTGTACGTGATAATTAGTTGAAGACCAAGTGGTATCAAGTCCCCCACATTGATCGCCAGTTTTATCGCGCATAGACCTCAGTTCACAAACCTCCTTCTCCATATCTAAAGCATATCCTAATGTCCGAGTGCTAATAAATATCGCACCCTGCGGATTTCGCTCATTAAAATTAACAGCATGAGCAATACGAGCGCCTAATTCAGGCCCCATTAATTCACCACGATAATCCATTTTTTGTGGGGTTTCATTGGTATAAAAATGTAGAACTTTATTTTCACGACCATTCACTAAATAGAGAAACTGATGATCAGCTATAAAATTCCACTGCTGATTATAGCGATTATAGGCAATGCCATTATCACAACGATAGCCAATGGAGTTGTCGCTATAACTACTGCGACTATAGGTGAAGTTGATTGGAAAATATTGACCAACAGGATTATTTATCAATGAAAGACATGAAGACTCTATTAACATACGTTCAGCACTCGACTTATTATAAGCAATTAAAGCCTTGGTCTCAGCATTGTAATAAATGTGCATTCCTATTTTATTTCCGCCTAAATACATATTAACATCATCAATTTTATCCAAATGATTAACAACAATATCCCGATAACCCACCTCATTTAATGACATCAATGTTTCTTTATATTGTAAAAAAGGTCTTACAGCCAACAATTTCATTTCTTCAATATATTTTTCATCAAACCATATTGTATCATGGTTAATTTGAACTTCAGGGCCATAATCTTGTTTCCCTCGACCAAATAGATGGTTCGATAATATTGGCTTATTTTTTAAATTAATATAAAACCCTTCATCATCCAGTGACAAGGCCGTACTTGTCCCCTGATTAACTAATACTATTTTATTCGCTATTTTTTGCGGCAGCCACCTCTGCCCCGGATTGCTAAAGTCACAATAACTAAATGTCACACCCGCCTTTAAATTATCTTTCCTCCGGTCTGCTGGGAGCAAGCAATAGATATTGCGATCAAAACCTTGCCCGGTAAAGGCGGTCATAATTTGCCCGGTATGGCTGTAAAATATAGAGGAGCTTTGGCTGTCGACATCTGAGGGTCGGCTCTTTCGACTTAAAAGAATACTGTGCCCACTGCTCAAATAATAATTGTAGCCAATATATTTTTCTTGAAACAGCTTAGAGCGATAGCTAAAGATAATTCGTTTATTACTTGGATATAAAGTTTTTGGAAATACACGATAAGAACTGATATCAGAGGTCAGTCCATTTCTTTCCAATTCAGCAGCATTGGTATTTTTATAAAGTGATACTGATTTTCCGGAAAATGAAAAATCACTAAAGACATCGACTTGAAAATTTAATGGTATCTTAATAGATGAAATATTATTATTCCACTGACTAAACAGCCATTCATCTTCAGTATAGGAGGGTACACAAAATTTTTTAGAATCGCCTTTTTCAATATAATTATCGACAGAATAAAAACAGACATTATCATCATCAAAACTATTGGATATTGCACTAAATGAGATAAAAACTAAACTATAAAAAACCTTACATACTTGAACATTGATATTCATGCTTCACCTTTAAAGAGTAAGCTAGCAGAAACATGCTATTTTGCATGAGCCAATAAGTAATAACTTGATTTTTTATACTCACACAAACATAAACGACATCAAAGAACAATCCACATAAAATGAATTCATTTTTTACTGACATTTAAAGGCAAAATAATAAATACATTTTTTCTTATAGCTAAAATAAAAATAAAAAACCCCCGAAATATCGGAGGTTTTATTTATATCAGTGGAAATATCTTATTGATAAAATAAAATATTTATTCCCACTCAATTGTTAAAGCGCAGTATAAGTAATTGATAAATATACATAATATTCATTACTTAAAAGGTTTATACCGTCTTATATACCGTCACAAGAACAAAGTGACTAAAAACCGCGCAGTATTCGGTTATAGTTCGCAACAGCAGACTTATAGCCAGTAACCGTAGCCTGACACATTATAAGCTGTTTGACTACTTCGTCAGCTTCTCCCCCGATCCTGAGAAGAAACTCACTATTCTCTGTTGAAAGTTCGGCTCTCGCTTCTGCATCATTTCCGCTGACGCCTCCGGAAGTTGTAGTTGGGCCGCTACAGGCATTGGCTTTAACTGCTGCTGACAGCCTGAGATTGCCATTGCGGAGATCAGCAACAAGCCGATCAGTTTGCTTCTTGCCATCGTTCACCCCATTAATATATGCCTGGTCAGCAGAAGCTAAAGCATCAGTAGCCACCTTCTCTGCTGCAAATAGCTTCCCATCGATAACGAGCTTTTCTTTATCAGCCAGAGATTTATCAATATTTTGTTGGTTAAGGTAAGAGTTCTCAACGCTGGTTCCGCCAGCCCACCAGCCGCCCCCAAATAACACCGCAGCTGCAACCAATCCACAGATGATATATAGGCGCATTAGCGAACCCCGTTATGCTCAAGGCTGAAATGGTTGCCATCGGGATTGGATTTAAAACGCCCGCCCCAGCTGCCGCCGATGGATTCCCAATACTTGCCCAACGGCAAAAAATCCTCGCTTTTAGTCTTGTACACCCCGTTGATAAACAGATTAAAATCGACTGCTAAACGTGAGGTATGCAGACTGTTGCTAATACCTGTTCCCGCTTTGGCATTCAGTTTGGCTTGCTCAAGGGTTCGATATGACTCGCCAAATGTAAGTTGATACCCATTTGCATAGGCAAATGTAATCAGCATTCCTATCATCTGTGTAAACCTCTGTTGTTTCTCGCTCAAAGTCATAGTTATTTCACCTTAAATAGCTGCATCACATTGCCGCGTGTTCTAATCACAGCAACACACAACGTGATATTGAGAAGAATTTCAGACCAGTCGGCAGACACGTAGAACCCAAAGAAAGTACGGATAGGAACCGATGCGCTGACAACAATAATCAGATATGCAATCCAGCCACCCCACCACCGATGGCGTGACCCGTCACGCTGGAATAAAATTAATCTTGCCGAGATAACTGCGCAGGTAATCGCATTGATGATGAGAAGAATTTCATTGCTGTTCATCGTCCCCACCCCGCTTGAATATCGCCCCCGGATTTCCCGCACGGCCATAGAAAGCCATCAGCAGGCGCACGGCAATAACAGCTGACAGCAGAGCGCCAGCAGCATCCGCGCCACGATCATAACCATGCGGTAAGAAGTCGATAATGAATGCCGCTACGGGCCGGTAAGTGATAATTCCGATGATGAAACTAACGAGAGACAAAATAAGACGGCGCTTAATGGGAAACTCAACAGCCGAGGTAACAAAAATTACCGTTCCTGCAAATGCTCCGAGTACAACTTCAGCATCAAGGCCAGACCAGAACCCAACTAACGCGGTTCCACCCAAGACGGCTGTAGCCCCTGCCGTGGTTAGTGGCTCAGGCATAATAGTCACCTAAACTATGCATCATGTAACCCTCAATTAAATGGTGGTTACATGATACACAATCAAATCAAATACGGATAATAATTACCTTTTCTTGAGTGTCGTTATTCTGCCGCTTTCTGCCGCTTTAACCGGATACGGTCTGCTAATTTGTGGCCTAGCTTTACTGAGGGCTTTTCGATGAAAGTGTATGTGAAGTATGAGATACATAATGTAACGACAACGAGGCTAAAAAGAATAAAAAACCCATCTTTGCCGGTAAATAAACCAAAACTTCCTATATATGCAAATGATACTTTTTTCACAACAACATGATTTATATATATTGAATATGACATTTCACCAATAGATATCAAAAATCTCGGATAGGTTAAGTTGAGGTTTTTTGTTAAGACAAGCATTGACGCTACAATTAAGAAAGAGCACCAACCCCATGACGTTGGGCCAACAGAACCGGTTTTACTAGAAATCATAAATATTAGCGCGATCGCCATACTAGAGAACGCAATAAAATTATATATATTATGGTAACCACACTTCTTGTCGTAATAATCATATAGGTAAGCTAAAAACATCCCAAGAATGAAATCAATAATTAAAGGGCTTGATACAAACGATAGGTTGTATAACACACCTTGATTATCTTTTTTTGCCGTTATTGGATCTAAGAATAATGTATCGTATAAGTGAAGCTGTGATATCACCATTATTAACAATATAGCTACCGCACATACTAGTGCTCTGTACTTATGATTTACAAATATCGCAATAGAGAAAATTATATAAAAATAAGCCTCATAAGATAGAGTCCATGCGGTATATATAGTGCTTAACCCAAACCACGGCCCCTTACCATTGAAATCTATCGGTATTAATAGATAGCTTTTTATAATATTTGAAATGGTAAAAACTTCATCTCCGTATGAAATTAAGTAAAACGTAAGAACTACAAAGTAAATTGGGTAGAGCCTGAAAAATCGTTTTATTGCAAATTCTGAAAAAGTATTCTTTTCTCTGTTTTTTGACGAATATACAATAATAAATCCGCTAATTATAAAAAACAAATCAACGCCAGCCTCGCCAAACAAAAACAACCTATCGCCTAGATCTTTTAATGGATAGACATCATTCACAAAATGTCGAAAATGAAAGAGGACTACTAACAGCGCAGCAACCCCTCTAAGCACCTGAATACTATCAAGCCTCCCTTTATTCACTTTTTTCTCCATAACCTGAACATTGGATGTGTAAAAAAGCCGCAACATGCATAGTTGCGGCTAAGCGTATGATTGTATACTTGCTTACTAAACATTCGCAACTATAGAAAAATGTGATTTACCCCACATATGAGTTTTTAACTCGAATAATTGGTATGCCTGTCGCTGTCAACTGAGATGTATAATATGTAGTCCCTACACGTAGAGTGGCTGAACCTTCACTATAAGAGTAAATCGCCGGTCTATATTGAATATAAGTTGCACTATCTCCTAGATTTGTAGTTACCCTGTGGATATCCACGATGTCATATCCAGAAGGCGCGGAGAAGTCCGCATATTGACCATTCGTTCCTGATATAGTCATGGGTACTGATACATTATTTCTGGCAACCCATCTATTTTTTGACTGCCATTTATAAACTGTACTTGGGCTAATATAAACCTCAGCACCGCGACACCCTTGAATATCGGCTTTAGAATAATCAATAACGTTCAAAGCAAATGCAGTCGGGGCTGCTCCGCTTTCTTGAGTAATATTTAAATACCCACCAATAAGGACAATATTAGAAGATAAACTGCCCCCCCCATTAAAGAAGTATCGAGTTACAGCGACATCAGTGTTGAAGTTACCCATATAATAACCCGCATTTTCTATAACCAAAGTTGATGCACTACTGCTATACATGTTATGAATGGCTCGACCCAGCTTCAAACACTTGAAATTAGCAATTGCACTTGAACCACCCCAGTTAGCGTAAAAACTATCAAGGCTAGTACCCTCTCCAGTGGAAGCGGGGTACTGTGCATCGGAGAAAGGTAATATTTCTAATGTGACCTCATTATCTAAATATAAGCATGTATCTACTCCATACCACAGTTCACGGCCCATCCTAAGCGTGACGGTATGAGTTTGAATTGATGTAATCCCGCATGCTGTTTCATTTTCAGTGTCATAATTTGAGTCGGTAAGCCTTACTCCTTCGTAATAGCCAAGATACTGGCTATAAGCATCACCAAAAAGAGTTAATGGGAAAGGGCAAACATCAGATTCAATACGGAAATCATTAGAGGTGTGCCCCCCAAGACCAGCATAAACACCCGCAGCTATTCTAGGTGGCTGGAAATATCCCTTGTGACACGTGTCCCAAGCTAACCTGCCCGTATTACTCCACCCTGCGGGGTCATAAACTGCGTATTCCGCTCCCCAAACTGATACGTTAAACTTACTTTTAATAGCAGTTCCAATATGTAACCCAACAGTTCCCTTCCCCTTTGTTGCTGCTCTACGCGCCACTGGATATCTTAATTGAAATCCATCAAAAACTATCCCGCGCTGGAAGATATCAGGGCCACTACTAACGTTAACACGAACTATAGAGCAAGCGTCTATACCCTGTGATGTTAACGGTAAGTTTTTAGTAAACCTTGCGCCTGGCTTATCATTCTGAGGGTCTGCATAACCAATCCACCACGACTGCTCGCCTAGTGTTAGCTGCCCATCCCCCAAGTGATAATTAACTACTCTTTTAACCCATACACAGGCTATCCCCCTCGTATAGTTTTCAGCAGCTTGGCACGCCGCCCAGTCAATCGTCTGACTCAATGACGTAACATGCGGATACACTGCCTGCGCCGCTGCAAGAGTTGCGTAGCGCTCAGATAGCGGGTGAACAGTTCCGTCACCGATTGCGCCGTATTGTTCTGGTGTAACATGGAAAAATAGTTGTTGGAGATTGCCCTGCGGCTGAACTCCGATTAATCCGGCCCCGGTTGGCTTTGCCAGTTCTATCATGACATCTGATGCAGATCCGTTAGGTGGAAGAACTACCATTGGATCGCCGTTACCATTGAAAGCCAAAATCTTATTAGCGCGTTGGCTTTTTCGTGGCACCAAAGCTACTGAACTTTCTGGCACACGTAACGCCCGAAGATTGATAATCTCTGCTGCTCTCTGCCCCTGCTGAATAAGCATCGTCAGGTAGTCGAAAGCGTCTTCGTGCGTTTCAGCAAAGAATGTGCCCTGGTTACGGAGGTCAGTTTCTTGTATCGCAGGAAGATCACGGGTAAGGGTTAGCCCCCACCCTTCCGGCAAGGGATTTGGCAATGTGACATTCCCCCCCGCATACGAACCCACCCCAGTGACAGTAAAGCCAGTATTTAGGATGAGGGTTGTCTCGGTTCCATTCGGTGCAATCGATACAACAACCATGTTAGAGGCTTTCAAGATTCTGAATCGGTACGGAAAAACATAGGTAACCCCATTACCCACGTACTCTTCATGGTTTATCTCTGTTGATACTGTCATGGCTGGATTCTCCTGGGTTATGTTCTGTACATATTACCCACAATTAATCCATATATGAATTAAATGAACTACGTTATTTACATAAGTTACTAATTGGGTAATTATTCATGGCGTGCGTCGTTTGATTTCAGCTAATAGTTGTACATAAAACAGTTGTTTTGAGGGCCTCTAAATGAAAAATAAACAGCGCCAGGCTTACAGTTATCCGACAAATGACATGTACTCATCAGAAGTACACACAGTGAAAGGGGTGCGGGGGCTTGTATCAGGATCTAACATTGAGCGGTTGCTTATGGAGCTGGAAGCTGACGGGCACGACATCAGCGCACCGATGATCGAACTAAAGTCTTTGCTAAACTATGTAGCCCATGACGGCCGGTTGCGTGGTGACTTACTGGCGCATGCTGAATATATCTTGGAAAAATTAAGAGAAGGGGAATAGTTAGATTATAAAGCCCCTCACGGGGCTTAAAGTGCATCAATATTACTGGGCTTTCATGTTATATTCCGACACTACATTGTTTGCTTTTTGAATCGCCTCCTCACTTGCTTCGTTTATTCTTTTTATGTCATTGTTTGCATTTTCAACATATTCCTTTGCCTTTCTTACATAGCTATCTACTTCCATCCTATAAGAATTCATAGAGTATTCATCAGCATTAAATGGTGGTGATGGTGGGAAGTCCGTAAACTCAGGATAACCTTGAAAATCTAAATTTGAACCACCAAAAACAGTGGCGAATGATGACATTGGCAACATAAAAATAGACAGTAATAATACCTTTACCATAAAGCCCCTTACCAAGATCAAATAAATCAATTATTTACATTCGGCCATTTTGCATAAGCCAGATAATATAATGCAATAACGTTTACTACAGGGATTAGTAGCAATAGACACATTGCTGGATGAAATCCAGCCTTACTAAACACTCTGCTCATTGGAAAAATAAAAGCAAAAAATAAAACTATAATTGCCAGTATTTGAGATATAGATATACCGCCCATAGGTATTACCGCCTTATATTATTTTCCTGTAGCTTTACTGAAATCAGGCGCACTGTCCGGCGTTGCTTCGCCTGGTCGCCACCAGTACGATTGCCCGTACTGACTGCGCGCTCTCTTCTCCATCTTACGCAGATAGCCGGGAGAAAAATACTCTTGTAAGTTATGGAATATTAGATGGTCTGTAGCTGCTTTGGTGTACCACAGATTAGCTCCCGGCGTTAACCCCTTAACCATGCGAACTAACTCAGCCCCAAAGTCAGTATCCTCACCAGCACCGAGCTGCAATAAGTTACCCTGAGTAAGACCAATAAACTCTTCACCAGCCCCAATAGCTGGCCCCATAAGCGATGCAACAATACCTCGTCCGGCCTGTGTCTGGTCACTAAATAAGAAATCACCATACAGGCCCAGAGCGCCACCTTTAAGCGCAGCTGCCAACCAGAAACGACCCTCAGCCATATTGCGCGGGTTCTTACCGTTTAGAAGTTCGCTTATCTGCATAGAGATCGCGCCGAGTATCGTCGTTGAAGCAATGACACTAGCAAGGTATCCAGCCTTACCACCAGCTGTTGGCATATTAAAACCTCGTGCCCAGTGACGACTGACCATCGCTAGTGGGAACGTTTTGAATAAGAAGAAGCTGCGAGTTAATTCACCCTTCCATGTACCGCGCTGCACATTCTCCAATGATAGTAATCGGTCTCTCGCGCCTGGTGTGATGATCGCCATGTCCACTTCTTCTAACACAGTCCCCAGCAATTTGCGCGCTGCCTCAAATCTGACTCTATCAGGCAAGCCAAGATGCATTACCTGAGCATCAGTAATCCGCATGATGCTTTCAGGGGTAAGCATTGTATTATTTCCATTCCCCCAATCTTCCTGTTGGGCCATCTTCCAGATAGTCCAATCCTGCTCTGTAATTCCCTTGCTCAGCAATATACGATTGTCTGTTGCGTCAATTGCTGACAGCGTTGAATGGTCGCGGGTGAGTTGTCCAATGCTACCCATCATGGTGACACCATAGGCCCGCTTCTGTGCGTCAGACAATGCATTTAGGCCAGACGCCCGGATAACACTGGATGCCGCCTTGCTTGACCATGACGGGCCAAGGGTGTCACTCCCCCAACGGTTGATGCTGCCGAGCAATGTTTCCATAGCCAGGCCAGCACGGCGTGCTATACGCAGCTCGGTTTGATTGGCTGGATTAAGCGCTGACAATACGTTTTTAGTTAGCTGTAGTGCTGGCAAATTATTAACCTTGGCACTAATGGTTAATGTGCCAACATCACTTAATGAACTAATCACGGCTGAACCCAACCGACTGGCCACCATCAGATTACGCAGAGTATCAAACCCTTGAGCTATAGCTTGGTTGGCAATCGGTAGCGTTTTACCCGCAACAAAGTTATAAAGATTCTCTGTACTGATAGCTTGTTCACTTACCTTTCCGGTTTTCTCCGGAGCAGCCAGCGTCATATCTTGCTTGGCTGTATCAAGGAAGTAATTGAACGCATGATCAGGGTTAGGGCCGTAAGTTTCTACTAGGGCAATATCCTTGCTAACACCTTCAATATGTTTCGCCATAACCTCCCACAGCGTACGGTCACCGTATTTAGCCTGATAATCGAGGTACGCCTGCGGATCTTTAAGATGAATCTGTCGTGTTTCATTACCGCGGTTAGCACGTGAACCACCAATATTTGGGCCGCCTGGCTTCAGTTTGTTCACCCCGCCAGTCGCAATAGATTTCCAAGCCTCATTAAGGAATGCCTGAAGCTGTGCGTTATCCATCGTAGTTCCGTCTGGATTAACATACTTGCTGCGATCAAGTTTACCGGCTATATCTGCTGCCCACTGCTGCTGCCCCGCCTTACTTACCTTGTCCTGAGAGTGATGTTGTGGCAAATTCCAGTCGTCCAATTTACCAATATCACCACCTGCATCATTAAAGCGCCGGCGCAAGCCTTCGGCGGTATTTAGCCACGCTTTGGCACCAGACTTTGCCGCTGAATTGCCAGTACCTACACCCCACATTTCATAGACTAAATCCCTAACGCCCTGCTGATCCTCAAATAAACCGAATATCTTAGGGTTGGTTGCCTCAAAGGTTTCCTGCATTTCAGACAATGCGAGAGCTTTCGTTGCATTGGCCCGGGTTTCTATTGGCAGAAAGTCACTGCTGGCATCGGCAAAAAAAGCGAGAGTACGTTTTAGTGCGCCGATCTTGCCGTCTTTACCTTTATATCCCTGAACAAAGTTTTCTATTCTGTCATGGGCTGCAATGGTGAGGGCGATACGCCGTTTTTTTAATTGTGCTTCATGTACTAATTCCTGCGCTGCTGCGGTCGCAGCTTCGGTCATGCGGGTAGATTCAGACTTAGCCTGCCAACCTGGTCTATCATTTTGCGCTAACATTTTCATATTACGCAGAATTCGCGCTTCAATACCCTGAATCTCTTGTTGATTAAGGGATCGTCCGGCTGCTTTCATCACTTCCTGTATACATTGGTCTCTCATTTTATCCCCTCAGGAAACAGGCCACAGCTACATTGAATAAGTTGGAATCAGATTTTGCTTGAGCGATATTTTGATCGGCCTGAGCCAATAAATCAGAAGCTTTTACGGTGATGGCATTCCCATCAGCATCTTCTATAGCCAGAGTTAAATCAGGATTGCGTTCCAGCGCTTGGCTGGCAATGTGTGAATCTATATCAACAGCCTCCAGCCCCTCGGTATTATTGGGTTGTTGGCTGGTGGACTCGCGTGCGCCGGGCGTAGATTGTTCGTTTTTGGCTGATTGCGCAGACTCGGGGGTAATCTGATTTATGTTCTCAAAACGGCTTACATCAGGCGCAACAGTTGCACCACTACGCTGATAAATTGATTCACGAAGCCCATCAGGAATAACGCCCTGCTTCAACCTGCTGATGTTTGCCTTAGCTTCAAATATTGCCCCGCCCTTTGAGTGATCGGCTAACTGTTGTTGTTTGGCATTTAATTGCTCTTTTAATGGGCTGATCTTTGAATCAATATCGTCTAGCTGTTTATTCTTAATACGCCTGCCACTGCTATTCCCAGTTTTAATTTCGGCTATTTCTTGTCTGTTATTTTCCAACTGAGAAATTGAGTGCTGAGTTTGATGAATTTCAGCCTCCAGACTTTCCCGCTCAACCCTAGGCATGAGCTGATCAGCTATAGGTTGTAATTCAGTTATTTGATTATTTATCGCATCGGGAGTTACCCCAACACCATCACGTGTATAGACCAATGGCAGATCTGGATACATCTCACGTACAACCGTATTAACCTCAGAAATATAATTATTTAGGTCTTTAGGTATGTAGTTAGCATCTGAAATTATCCCTGATACATCAACAGGTCTGCCAGCAGCTAAATCTGCCAGTGCTTTTTCTGTCGCCTTGCTGTGAGCCATTCGGCTGATTGGATCACTCGGTACGCCGGGCGTTGAATCCATTTCAATGTGAAGCGATGAATTTGTAGCGAGTGCCGCGTCTATATCAGCAGGAGTAAATTCAGGCCGAGCTATATCCTCCCCTGTGCGAGCATGGAGAAATCGACCAATACCACCGAACGCCAGCCCGAGAACTCCGTCAACAGCTAGTGCCTGCTTATCCATTACCTGATATTGATCAGCCATCTGGTCATAGCCACCAGAGCGAAGCGTCTCAGCAGTAAGGCCACGCTGGGCCATACCCATGGCAACGTTAGAACCAACAGCATAAACAACATCAGGCAGCGCGCGCAGGCCCAAAGACATTGGCAACACTGTACCAACGCCAGAAGTTACCCCAGTAATGACGGCCTTATCCATGGCTGTTCGCGGGTCAATACCTTTAGTTCTGGAGTCGGCATAATCTGCAACACCTTGAAAACCAGCAACAGCCATAGCACCAGCAGCAGGACCACCGATCGATGTGGCGACCACAGCCTGAGAGCCCATGTCAAACAAGCCATTTAATATCAACCCAGCTGTACCGGTGGTGGCAGGATCCGGGGTCATACTGCGAACAGCATCAATATCAGCTTGGTGTTGTTTCTGAAGGAATTTTTCTGTACTGGTACCAAACTGGCTATCAAGATAACGTGCTGTGGGAGATAAAAACTCTTCTGCTGCGCCACTAAGTGCTAATGCTGGTTTTGCTATTAAACCATTGGCTAAACCGCTAACCGATGCATCCAACGAACCAGTAAAAAGCCCAGGTGAATCCATGCCCGGTATTGTTGGATTTCTTGAAGCTGTATCGAGCAGCTTGTTATCTTCTACTGGGTTTATGCCGAAGTAACTCATTGTGGAATATCTCCTACAAAGCGTTGTTTCTCTCGTTTCAGATCAAGAACCACCGGACGCCCCACTTTATCCATCAGGTAGCCAGAACCTGACCTGACAAGATATTGACTGTCCCCATAGCTTTGAAGCCCGTACTGCTTAACATCACCAGCTTTCAAACCACTATCAATAACCTGAGATTTCCAAGCACCAGATACAGCATTATCAAAAGTACTGTCGTCCATTCCCCATGGCAGCATCACATTACCCTGGCCGTTATAGTCATAGACACCACCGGTAGCCACAGCTATCGCCTGCTTAAATCGGTTAGCATCATACTCGCCAGTAATATCTCCTTTGCGCTGGCTCAATCCAGCGTAATAGTCCTGAGCTATTTGATAGGCCATTTCAGCGCCCTGCGCATCACTGGCAAAAGCATTACCTACATAAGAAGAGAAATCGAGGCGCAAATCTTTATCAGGTGGCATCGGTATGCCTTTACTGCCCTTCTCTCCTTTGCGCGCTGCATTACCCTCAAGAATCGTCGTGGCCGCATCAATGGGATTAACATTCACATTTGAGCTAATCAGGTTCTTCTGTGCCGTAATTCCTGTTGGTTTACTCATGATAATTCCGGCGACTGCTGCTGCAGGTGCACTTTGACTAACCTGTTGTAATGCAGACATATAAACTGACTCATCCCCAATATTCTGCCGCATTTGGTCTAAATAGCTGACCTGCTGACTTACCGGTGCGTCTTTGAATACATGGGAAATTTGAGCTGCTTCAGCTTTAGAAAACACCGCCAGTGGAGTGCCATACTGTTGTGCGATATAACCAGCTTGATTGGCGCGCTGAGCTATGCCACTGCCAAATGCCTGTGGATTGGCGATATTCAACTCATCAGCCTGCTGTTGCTGTTGTGCATATTGGATAGGGTCAGCCCGACGGGCCGTATTGACATGGTTAATTGCAGTTTGCAGCGAATCATAGCGCTGTGCCGAGTCTGCAAAACCCTCACCTGGTACCGGCTTGCGCGCATTAAGTAAAGCAATCTGTGAGTTGTAAGGAATTTGCTGAACAGTGGCTATGTCGCCACCTAACCGCTGGTTTTTTTGGAACTGTTCATAATTCTTTGTCCCCTTATCAAAACCATACGCCCGAATAAAATCAGTCTGCTGCGGAGGATTTGGGTATTGCTGCCCACGATAATATGCCGCGCTAGCATCCTTTAAGGTTCCCTCGAGATCTGAACGATAAACTGATTGTTCTTGCTTTCTCATAGCATCAGCATGCCGTAAGACCTGAGCCTGAGTTGATGCATCAAGCTCATTAAAATAAGGGGTTTTGGTTACCCGACTAACAGAGTCTAGCTGTGAAAAGCCTAAAGCAGCCTGTACACCAGTAGATACTTGCTCAGGCGTGAACGGTACTTTACCCGCGCCATTCTCATGCTTCATGATTGAGGCACAAAGACTAGTGAGAGTATCAATATTGGTTAAGTCGAGTGGCTGATCAGCTGGCACACCAAGATCAGCACAGACCTTTTTGATATACGCGTCTGTGTCGTTTTCTTTGCCATCCTTGCCTGGTGGTGCCCAGCGACCGATAATCTGCTCTGGAGTTTCATAACCCTGACGCTGATATGACAGCAAGTTTTTACCCAAAGCTCTGATACCGTGCTCAGGAGTTTCGAATGTGGCAAACCGGCCATCGCTTCCCGTCTGCCCCTGCCACTCGTTATTAGCATTGAATTCAATATTGCCGGGGTTGTTGTTACGAATGCCACGTGGTGCGGAACTATCTGTTGATTGTGAACTGGTGGAAGGAACGCGCATACTTCCGGCAACATCTGACGGTTCGCCGTTCTGAATGAGCATTGCGGTATAGTCAGCGCCATTCAAGGCATTGGCGGCGGCTAATGCTGATTTCTGTGTAAAATCGTCCTGCTTGGCTCTTATCTCTTCAGATGACCAGCCCTGAGACTGTCCGTATGTTTGAATAGATTCACGTGTGCGGGCACCATTTAATTTGTAGGCAACAGGATCGGCATAAAGCCCCTCAGCAGAAGTCACCCCGTTGGCGATTATTGCTTGTTGTTGCCCCTGACGATATTGCTGTATCTGATTGAATTCATGACGTTCAGTAACACCATTAAGTTGTAATGCCCCGCCCTCTACCTGCCGCTGCCAGTCTCGCCGCCGATTCTCAGGGACGGTAATCCCAATCTCTCCGGCCAGATCATGATATTTTTGGATAGCAGCTGGGGCGCTGCCCATTGCGTTTTGGCCCTGCAATTGGTTTTGCTCAGTCTGGATACTCTGCATACCAGCATTCAGTTTTAATACTGAGTCCTGTAACTGCGAGTCATCATATTTAGCCTTTTCCTGAGCAAAAATATTCGTGGCTCTATCAGCAACCTGCGCCAAGCCAGCTCCGAAGTTATCAGGGCTATACTGGATTTTGGCTACCTGTGGTGCGGCGGCTTCTGTTTGCGTCTGGCGCTGGTAATTCGGTACCGTTGGCATTATTTACTCTCCTTAACCGAAAACGCTTTTAGTACCGGCCGCCGCTGATATTGGCGCACCTTTCTGAGAGAACGGAGACCAGGCTCCGCCTACAGTTTTGTAAGCTCCATAAGCTGATAGCGGCGCATTAAGCAGCGTGGTAAACGCACCCATGTTGCCGCTTTGCTTTTGGATTGCTCCCTGAGTACGGGAAACGCCCGCCTGAAACTCTAATCCTGCCGCCTGCCGTTGCGCATTATTGACTGTCGTCAGAGCATCCAATTCACCACCAGCGGCAGTATCACCGAAGATGTCCAATGCGTTACCGGTTGATAAGTCAGCACCAGAGGCCCCCATGGTTGCTGTTTGCTTCCCTGCAAGTTGCCGAGCCTGCTGTCGGCGCTGATCAGCCTGAGCATTGCCGGTATTTATCGCATCCCTTGCAGCAACTTCTTGAGCGTCAGCATTGGCGTTGGCTACAGACTGATTTGCTTTGCCTGTTTGATACTGGCTGTATGCCCCCATCAACGATGAGCCAATCGATAAAGCAACAACAGCAGAGGTTGGATCACACATGATTAGCCCTCAATTCGAAATGGTGAAAAGGTAGTTTAAGCGCACCGTATGGAATCGGATCGTCAATAGTGAAGCCAAGCCAGCGAAGCCATATTTTTGCCGTGTAATTACGTGCATCAATGAAGTTTTCTAACCGGGGGTAAACACTAAGCATGTGGCGAACAACCGGGCGGCAGTGGCGCAAAAATGTTACTTGGTAGCGCTCCATTGACTCGGTGGCCACCAGCCATGGAACACCGAAGCCGGTCAGTATTGACGCGGGCACAACACCAAACAACGCAATAACTTCACCGTCAACCAAGCCAGCAAAACAGATTGTTGAGGCTGACATAGAACGCCGAATAACTTCATCTGGTGACATCAAAGCAGCAGCGTAGAACTCATCAGCATCAGCCTGCCTAACGCGGGGAAGTAATGCGGCGGCGTGCTCTGGTGTGGCTGGAACTATTTGAACGTGTCGCATATCAGCCCCCCACCGTTACTTTGGGGATGACGGCTAGAACAGATAGAGGTAATGGGTCACTCTGGCTAATATAGATACGGCCATTCTTATCCCAATTTGCATCGATCGGAACTTCTATAATTCCGCTAGCTTTATCAACCGGATCATCATAAAACTCACCTTCGCGCTGAGCATATTCATAAAGGTGTTCTTTATCAGTACCGGCCCAAATTCCTCGGCTCGAATCAACAAGCAGGCTGACTGTTGTTATCAGCTTTTTCTTATCCAGTAGTGTTTCTTGCCCTGCAATATTGACACTCAGCGTTTCCATTTCACTGATAATTGGCAGGCCGATATGAACAACGGCCCCAGCATTACCAATGCTAACTCTCCCACCAGTGACTACGGACACAGGCTCTACGTTGCCATCGGAAAGGATATTGACTGTTCGCCCCTCAAGATGATTCAAGCCAGCGAACTTACTACGTGCCATATTCCAGTTGCTTGTTGCTGTGGCTCGAAGGGAAACCGGCACATTACGGTTAGCCTGGACAACAACAGTATTAGCATTTGTGATACTGACTATTGATAGCCGTAACACCTTATCTTCATCATTTTCATGATATGGCAGTTGAATAACAGCATCGACATCATCAGCAACGAAGTAAGCAGCACCACTGATAGTTAAATCCAGAGGTAGTCTGTAGTCCCAATCATCGGTACCACCAGCCAGCGTTACAGTGCGGGTAACATCGGTATTTCTACCGTCATAGCTAAGTCCAGAATCAACAAAGAAAGCATCAGCAATATCGAGACTGCGGGATGATAGGCGCTCTATATAGCGTTTAGTTTGACCATTAACGGTGCGGCGCAGGACGAAATAAGCTGCATCCTCCGTACCCTCACCGATTGAGCACGTTGACTCAAAAGCATCACCGGGGGACTCCTGCGGTGACCAGGCGAACACTTGCTGATCCCTGAGGTATGTCAGGCACAATAATTTGCCATCATTGCGGATGCACCAAGCAATGGAGTAAGGAACAATAGAGAATGACCAGTCCACAATCTGGTAGCCATTAAACAGATGGTTAGCGAGGATTGTCAGGTCTGAACCCTGATATCCGTCGACATCAAACGAATAGGCCAAGTCCCTTACAATGCTGCCTTTTTCCTGAACGAATAATGCAATATTACTAACGGCAATTGGTGGTAACCGGCTGGAACCATTGGAACCCTGAGAGCTAAAAGCAAAACTGGATGGTGTGAGTGTTTTATTCTGATCACCGTTGACTTGATATTCACCCCCGGACGTAAGCGCAACCAGAGAGCCGATATCGATCAGATGCCGTATCTCATTAACTTGGCGGCCTGCATAGGTATAGACAATGCGATCATCGTCTTGGATAGGGTTATTCTTACCGAAGTCTTTATAGTCACCAGTGCGGCTACCCCATACTGTTTGGGGGTATTTAGTCGACGCGGCAAAGAAAAGGCGCTGCTGATAATAAACAACGGTGCCAGGGTAGCCATTGACGGAGTTCCACGCATAGTGCGCCCATTTGTAGCTTGCGTTGGTTGATGCCACCACGTTTGACGGGAGATAGGAAATCACAGTGCATGAAGCTGTCTTGGCGTCACCACTCACTGTATTTATTCTTACTATGCCAAAGCCACTATGCAAATACTCCCACTGAACTCCAGAATCACCACTCCAACCATCATAGGAAATTCCCTCACTGTGAGATGGTCTTAGCGATCCTGTTTTACCTGCGGTCACCGCCCGATAATAATTACTTCCAGCCCTGCGTAGATCATCAATTGCGGTTGTTTTATCAACCTCCCAAACCGGAACTGCATCAACTGCTTGCTGCTCAATATAGAATAACTTACCAGCATTCTCTGGCCCGAAAATCCCAGTGTTAGATGTCAGCGTAACAGTGCCCGTACTGGCGCTGGCATAGACAGTTATCGGCTTATCAACATTGATATCTTCAAATGGCCCGTTGGTTGTCGCAACCAAGATAATACGCCAGTCGTCATGATCGTAGCGCTGTAACTCTCTTGGTTCATAGTTCGGGTGAACAATTGTCATTACATCAGCAGACTGAGTAAATTTTAATTCAAAGAGATCAGCTTCCTGATACGGCATAGCCAATTCGAAAGGCTGCCCGATATTTGGCCCACTGGAATATAGAACTTGCCCACCGTCTTTAAATACACGCATGTAGCCGTGGCCGAACTCCAACGCATAAGTTTGAACCACAGAGAATTGGAAAGGGATTAATCTGCATTGGCGGTCACCGTATTTAGCCTCGGCAATAAATTTAGTACCAGGTCGATTCTCAATGCCGCCATACTGCCGCACAATGAAGTTACGGCACTTACGCAGGGAGTTGCTATATCTGGATAGGTCTACACGCCCGTGCAGGCTTGGTGCTATTTCACCGCCAGAGAATGAAGGTTGAATTAAGCTAACGGCCATTATGACAACCTCGCCATAGTAAATTCAGATTCAGGTGCCTGCGGTTCTTGTGATTCATTCATAGAACGAGAGCCAGCAGATAAAATAATATTGGTATACATCTGCAATGCTTTATTACCGAGGTCGCCAGCAGCAGCCAATGGCATGGCTATTTCAGCAGCTAGACGCCAGCTCAATGCGTCGCGAAACAGCGAATCGAACATATTCACATCGGTAACACGGCCAACATATCGCAACCATGCGTCATGCTCATTAGTCAGTAATATCTTTCCGGTACCCTCAGCATCAGATCCCACTTCAAAAGGGATGCGCATAGCAGCAGTTGGGTACCGTATGCCAGGGACCATAATTTCAATAAGGCGCATGCAGTCTGTTGGATAGCGATAACTGAAATTCCAATCAGGCGGTGGGTTTCCGAGATCGGCTAAAGCAACGCGCTTGATTGCAAAATTCCATGGGAAATCGCTCAACACGGCATCGCGGCACGGCTCGTAGTGCAAGCTACACACACCAGCTTCTTTGCTCTTTTCGGTTAGGCTATTGATTGTCCGGCTATTACCGATGCGGCTCAGCGCGATGTTGCAGATCTCAATCTCGGAAGCCATTAGCTTTCACTCCCATATAATGTATCTGCTGCGCTTTTTGCAGCTTCAACATTGCCAGCCACCAAAGCGATATCAGTAATTTGCAACTCAGCATTGCTGGTGGTCTCTTCGCCATCTTCGCGGGTGGAGGTCGAAAGAACCTTAACCTTCCCTACCAGTTCCAGAACGTCACCCACTTTGGGTAATGCAATGCCAAGCTTTTTGAGGGTTTCGTTATTGAGGGTAATACGCAATCCCCATGGATAATCGTCACGGGTTTCAACCTTGCCACCCTCTGTTTCAAAGGTATCGGTGCCTTGCTTAAGACTGATCATTTTCATACAAAGACACTCCAGAAGAGTAAGGGGCCGAAGCCCCTTTGTGGGTGGGTTAGATGAAGCCCAATTCCTTACGCTTTTCAGCAATCTTGGTTTTCAGGGTTTCTTCTTTGGTTGCTGGATGAGGCTTGGTGCCGAATAAACCCTCATATTCTTCACGCAGCAATTGAAGAGCCGCCTCAGGATCCACAACTGGCACCGGCATAGCGATGGTAACCGGTGGCAGCGGATCGGGTAATTCGATGCGCTCACCTGTTGCCAGTACAGCAAACTGGGCACCATCCTTGGCTAGCTTGGCTGCTTCATTGATTGGCTCTAAGGCGCTGCCCGGCTTGCCGTAATACTCAACCTGTTCACCTTCTTCAAGGATCCGGAGGTTGATATAGGAACGGCGAAGCACTCGATAAATAGGAACTTCTGGCGTAACTTCTGACATGCTGCCCCCTGTTATTTAACGGTGAATGCCGTTGGGTAGTGGTAGTTCGCGTCCACATCCAAATTCATACCAGCAGTGAATGCGCCAGCGGTCAGCGGGCCAGTGCCAACCACATAGTTAACACGCAGATATTTCAGAACACCCTGAGGCACTTTAGTTGACAGAATGCGCTTACCTGCGGCCAGTGAAGCCAAAGCAATTGAGCCACTATCAAACAGAGTTACCCAGGTTGCATTGTCTGTGCTGGTCTGTAATTGCACATTCAGCGTTGCGGCACCCGCGGCGGTGGCTGTGGTGTTGACCGTAGCCCAAAATTCAATAGGTTCACCAACACCGATATCACGGCGAGTGCCTTTGATTGGGCCAAGATCGATTACATCAGTAGAAGCAGCAGTGGTAGTAACCGCTTGCGCTTCGGAGAACATCAACAGTTTGTCGAGGATCATCTCTTTCTCTCCTTTGAATAGGCCACGGTTGTGGCCCATCAGTTAAGGTCAGCGGTTAAATCACGCGTGCTTCAGTTTCGAGCAATGCGTCAGTTTCGCGGATCGGCACGTTACGGAACGTAGTCCAGAATTCGCCCTCAGTCTCTTTCACTGACAAGGCAAGAGACGCCTTATTAAGCGATTGAATATCAAGGTACTCATTCAGAGTGCGGTTCATGTAGAACACTGGCTTGCCCATACCGCGGTTGGGGATGCGGTGCAGGGCTTTGATCATCAGTTTGACGATATCGACAGGGGTAGTCACTTCAAGGTCACTGATATCGATGTTCGCGATGCGGACTACATAACGCCAATCGCGCAGACACAGGCCGTTATCCCACTTGTAATGAGAACGATAACCCTGATATTTACCACCATTAGCATCGAACAGTGTTTGCTCGCCAAGGTCTTGATGATTAAGTCCGGCCTTCTGCCCTTTAGGGAAAATACCGTGAACGGTGTTTTCCCCCCAAACAACCAGCCATATAGAAGCGTTATCAGTACCGGTACCACCGGCATCGATAATATTCTGAGCATTACCAGCAGACAGACTGGAATAACGAGAAGACAGGCCCATGAACTGCTGTGGGTTAACGCTGGTGTCACCATAGAAAAGCGTGGTGGCCATTGTCTGGTTCATTGCTTCAAGGAATGCACGGTCTTCGGAGAGACGGAATTCGCCGGTATTACCGTTAAGATCTGCCAGTGATTTATCGACTTCGGAATAAGATTCCAGCATGCCGCATGCATCTGTGATCTGAACTGTGGTTGATTTGCTTGGTTGCACACCATAGTTCAGCAAACGCCATGTGGCACTTGGCAGACCAGAGCGCACAGTAGTACGGTGACCCGTTGGAAGGTTCCCCTCAACAAACGGCATATCTTGCAATACGGTATTGGTCTGCGAGAGCAACTCTGTGATTTTGTCGATCTTACCGTTCGGATCGACACGCTTACCCCAGTCGGCCAGCGTTAGCGCTGTGGTGCTTTTAACAGCCATATATCATTCCTCACTTATTACCATAGAGAACTTCGGCCGCACTACGCTGGCCACCATTACCCGCCATGACCATAGAGTCTTCTCCCATGGACTTGCCGATTTTCATGAAGCAACGAACCAGATCGGGATGGTTACCGAGTCCTGTTTGTTCTAAATAAGTACGCAACTCAGGGGTGCCGAACTGATCCAGCGCTTTTTGTGCCATGCCAATGTTTGCTGTCAGCTTGTCACCACCGATCTCTTTGTCAGCTCTGACGTCATTACCCCACTGCTCTGTTTGCTGCTGCCACGCTTCTGCCTGTTTCTGCTCGAGCTTTGGCACGATGTCTTTGCCGTAGATATCCACCAGCTTCTGAGCCTGCTCCTGTGACAAACCAAGCTCACGGGCTACTGGTTCAAATGTCGCCAGCGCTTCAGCATCAAGGTCTTGCCCTTCTGCCGTTGCCTTGAACTCGTATTTCTCCGGCGCACCGCTTTCTTTTTTCTCTTTGTTGGCCTTTTCTGTCGCTTCTTTCTCTGCGGCAATCTCAGCCTCAGTTTTTGCACCTGGTTCAGCGGCTGGTTTATCTGCCGCATCACCCTCAGCAGGAGTGTCAGCCGGATTAGTAACGTCTCCAGCTGTCGCTGCACTGGTATCAGGAGTTGCCGCTGGACCGCCGCCGCCGCCATCACCACCTTCAGCAGGAGCCTCTGAACACAGGCGGCGCATTAAAAGCTGTTGGAATAAATTCATTGTTTGCTGTCCTCTTTCGCTTCATTAGCCATGATCATGTACTCATTGGGGCATGCATCCATCACGTCACTGAACAAATTCAGCCCGTAATTACGGCGGCCCTCATTGAACATTGTGCTATTAGTTTCCCCGGTGAAAGACGTTGTAAAAACGCCAGATAGAGACAGTTGTCGCCAGATAAAGCGGCGGCCCTCTGCTGTCCCCATTAAATAAGTGATGTCGTTAATATCGCGTTGGCGCAGAGCTTTGGCGGCTTCTGTCGCTTCCACTTGCTTAACCTCAAGGTCATCATTGAAATCGGTCATTGAGCCACGCCTCCGGCCATTGCGGATAAGGCGCTAGGATCAGACAGTTGGGTTTCGCTGAGAGTTTTAGCGCCCTGCGCTGCAGCCATACCTTGCTGCATAGCCTGCTGCTGCTGGGCTTGCTGTGCGCGCTGCTGACGTATTTCCTGAACCTGTTCGCTTGGAACGATGATGGTTGGCGACACGCCGATCATCTCAGCGTATGAATCAATAGAGCTATCCACATCAAGCTTGTCGAACGCTTCAGGTCGGACAGCCCCGAGATTGCCGACAAAGCCCACAAATCGCTCAAGACTGCTGACACCGATAGCTTTCTGCGCCTGAGCCATAACAGAGATGTACTCAACGCGCAGCGGCATACCCTGCATAACTTCGGGAGGCGGCGGTAACATGTTCTTGCGAACCATGATGGCGAAACAGCGGTCAATAAGTGGGTTAAGAAACTCATCATTGAGGCGTTCAAGTACCGGCCCCAGCATCAGCAGCTTCTCTTCTTTCATCTCTATAACGGCTTCAACCGGCATGCTGCGGGTGTTAACGTTTTGCAGCATCATGAATAAGTCTTTGAAGTAGCACGCATCAATAAACCCACGTGTATCTTGGATGTCGGCAAGCAGATCGGCGGTATTGGGATTAACAAGATAGGCAGGTTTAAAACCGTCCTGAGAACCCATGTTATCGATATAGGTAATGTCACCAGGTAACAGTGAAACGCGCTGATTCTTCAGGCTTGAAGGCCCAATCATTGGCGGGTTAGTCGCCTTATCAATCAACTGAGATTTGCGTTTCTGCTCAAGTTGCAGCGCCTTGATCCCCCCCAAGGCAATCATGCCGGGACAGGAAGAACCATAGACATCCTCGCCGTTCACTTCCCAGCGCGGGGCCATAATAGGGAACTCATCAAAGCCTGATTCACTCAGTAGTTTGTCACCGTCGCCTGAGTGCTCGAAATAGACAGAGCGGTACAACTTATTCTTGGAGTCCATGCGACCAGTGTCGCGGTTTTCGTTCGGCGTAACAGCGTGGATAACATCGAACCACGTTTGATAGCTGCCCGTTTCCCATGCGGCCTGCACATTAAGGCTAGTGTTCTTCAGCCCAAAGCGGCTGACCAACTGGCGGCAGGTCATAGAGAACTTACGGAACATGGTATTTACTTGCAGGCGATCACTATTGGCAAGCATGTAACTGCCAATCGGGAACGGGTAAGTGCGTATAATGTCTTCATCATCTTCAAGCACAGCCATGGCAGCAGTGCCAAATGTCCCCAGTTGCCCGTAAACGTTCGGCAATGACTGATACAGATTCGCCTTGTTGAACATGTCGTTCATTAGCTTCTGCACAGTCTCAAGCCAGATTTTTACCGGGCCGTAATCCATCATTTCAGAATCAGGCGTTGCCAGCTTGAACCACGGACGGGCTGGACTGGTAATACCTGACATCATGCCAGAGGCCAATACTCGGTTAGCCAGCGTAGCAGTTGGGTCAACAATGCGAGTATTCCGCTTGTCACCACGGTTGCGCTCATCTGAAAGAAAGCGGCTACTACGGGGGATGATGAAGTCTGACAACTCGCGCCAGTGCGGATCGAAAGAGCTGCGCTCTGTTTCCAGTTGCGCATATTGCTTAATGAGTTGCTGCTTTACAGATTCCGCCATGATATGCCCCGTTACTGGCCTAAGAGCGTTTTGCCGCTGGTGGATGCGGCAGAGGTGACACCCTGCCCACCCGTTAGTAGCGTTGATTTCTGCCCAGCAGCTTGACGGCGGCGGCGCAACTCATCGTCGCGAGAACTCACCACAGCAGCATCTTGCTCTTGCGGTGCCTGAACCACTGTTGCAGCAGCAGGCATAGACGGTTTTGAACCCACGCACATAATTTAACCCTCACCAAATAATTACCATTTAACCATATAAGATATTTTATACATAATAAATTGACTGATTAAGTTAATGACATTACCTTTATGGTAATTATTAAAAGCAATACACAACTGTAAGAGCACTGAATGTTGACCTCTCAGGAATAACGGTGTGGTGCTGGGCAGTGTTCTTTCAGTTGTGGTGTAGCTCAGTAGGAAGAGCGGCTTACGGAGTTGTGGCTAGCAACACGGGAAGCAGGCCGCAGGTTCAAGTCCTGCCACCGCATCAACATTCAAGGGCGCACGTGGGTTTACCCTAAACCTTTGTACAGTATAGAAACACCTGCGTACGCCCCTCAATGTTCCAGTTTAACCAGTGAGTGCTGTGTCTTGCCCCTCTGCGCCGAGGGGCTTTTTTTATCTCAAAACCCTTATATCCCTTGTGCTTTCTGCCTATAATCACACTCACACACAAACACTTACAAAGTGAAATTATGCTTGATTTTTTCAAAGAAATATTTACCTCTACTCGTTCAACAGTTGCTGAACGAGTAAAGAACCCCGTAGTTGGCGCGCTATTCTTCTCTTGGATTGCTTTTAACTGGGATAACATTCTCGTGATGTTATTCAGTGCAGCAACGGTTGAGGATAAAATTGTCATGATAAAAGACAATTCTACGATATTTACAACCATCTATTGGCCCATGGCTTCAGCTGTATTTATATTGATAGCATTACCTCTTATTTCTGCGGCAGTTATTTGGGGACAAAATAAACCAACGATGTTTTCCATGGGAAAGTATGCAATAAGAAATGATGCCATTCTTGATAGAAAAATAGAAACCGAGAAAAAACGTGCGCGTGCAGATATTGCATACGACAGAGAAAAGACTGGTGAGGAAGAAAAAATCCAGAAAATGCGTGAAGATATAGAGATATCCAAAGAAAAAACAGGAGAAATAACCAAAGAGAAAGATGAATTAATTGCTGAGAAAAACGCATTGATTCATGAAAAGAAAGAGTTAATTCAAATTAAAGAAAAAATTACTAACGAATATGATGTGTTGCTAGCCAATTATAATGACATACGGAATGAAAATAGTTCTTTAAGGAATGAAATCAAAAATAAATCGTCTGAACTTGATGGTGCAATGAATTATATTGACAAATTAGCCCCCAAGACAAGCAGCCTTGCAGTTGAACCACTTAGGCACTTAAACGGTTTGCGCGGTCTGAAACCTTGAACAAAACTAAAAAAAACCAACTAAAATTAATAATATTTAACCATGATTATTATTACATTTAAGCATACGGATCATAATCAGTAATGCACCGGCCCTGCTGCGTGGCTCCGGGCAAATGTTGCTGGCGCTTTGTGACTGGGAATGCAAAGGTTAGTACAAGTGCATCACCCTTGCCCGGTGAGCGCCCGATACGTTTTTTAATGTCCTCTTTGTTCTCCAGTACTATCTTGCCATCGAGTTTAACCCGGTATTCCGGCGTAGCTAAATCCTCTGCCGTCTCTTGATCGTCCAGTGCACCGCCCTCTTTGAGCCATGTCTTGGCGCTGTTGTACATCTCACCACGCTTATTAAGCATTTGTGGGTCATTGGAACCACCACCGAACGGCACTAACTGCCAAACTCTACCCCAGCTATCGCCTATTGACTTAATGCCGTTGCCGTAGCCAAAGTCGATAAACACCGCGTCAGCCCCGTATTGGTCTTCAAAGTCAGCAATGCGCTTGGCTGATATCAAATCATCGGTTGTACGGGGATATGTGCCGAGGCACTTACTGTGCAGCCCCTGCCGCAGGTAGATAACAAAATCATCAGAACCGGAATATGCAGGGTCAACACCTATAATAACCGGAGCGTGTGACACGTCACGCGCAGTAACAACGCGCTTCATTGCTGCATCGGTCAGGCCAGTAGGGATAAACTGAGCGTCAGAAGCATCAGGGAACAGCCCACGGACACGGACTTTAACAAAGTCGTCGTCCTCGCCGTAGTCCTCGATCCATTTGTTAATCTGCTCTTTGTTGGTTCCCTCAACCGTGCGGCTGTCTATCTGCTTTGTGATCCAACGGTGTTTGAACTTGCGGAAACATTCACGGAAGCGGCCCGTGTTACGCGTAGGGTTACCGAACGCCAGCCAGATAATCTCGGTATCTTCATCGGTCAGCGCCCCTTCGGCCACTTCCCAAACCTTATCGGCAATATTGGAGGCTTCATCGAATATCAGCACAATGCGCTTCTTGACGTTATGTAGCCCGGCGAATGCTTCAGTGTTGTGCTCAGACCACGGCACCGCATCGGCTTTCCATGCGTCACTATGATTTGGGTCGGTTGATTTTATCGCTGTAGCGGTAGAATTAAACCAGTCGCGAGTGATAGCCAGGCTTTGCCACTTTTTAATCTCAGGCCAAGTTTTTGTACGGAGCTGGTTCTCTGTGTTGGCGGTAACAACTATCTTGCAGTCTTCACAGGTAGACATAGCCCAACTTAGGATCATGCCCATAGCAGCAGACTTACCTATCCCATGGCCAGAGGCAATCGCAAGCTGTAGTGGCTGGTGGCGGGTCTTGGGGTTGCTGAGGTGATCACCTATGGTTTTCATCGTCTCGGCCTGCCAGTCGCGAGGCCCATCGTAAGCCGCCAACCCACCCTCGCACCACGGGAACGCATAAAGCGCATAGCCCAATGGATCATGGGTAAAGCTGGCGATATCTTCGATTAGCTGTAGCTCTGCGTCTGGCGCGGCCTGCTCACTCATTTCTTATTCCTTTCCGCTACACGCTGACGTGCGGCGGCCATCTTATCAGCCAAGCTAAACGACAAATCGACTTGAACACGTTCACGGAATGCCGCCACATCAACATGCTTGCCCACCAGCTCAAGCACCTTGATTTTATCCAGTAGCTTTATCTTTTTGACGAAGCCGATTTGTGACCGTTCAGCGCCTTGGCCCTCGAACAGCTCTGCTATCTCGAAACCGGCAATAGATTTGCGCCAGACTGGTGGCCACTCATGAATAGGCTTGATCCCACCATCATCATTCAGGATATCGATAACATCAGCATCAAGCATATCGGCCAACTTCCTGAGCACATCGTCGGCATTCAGCTTTACTCGATTGCTACGGCCTTTCATCAGCTCGGAGATACGGTCAATGATCCGTGGGTCTTTCATCATCAACGATGCGCGCTTAGCTGCTGACGCCAGAGCATATCCCGCCCTTAGTGCTGCCTGCTCTTGCTTTGTCGGGTCTTTGATATACTCCTGACAGTACCGTTCCATCATCGGTTTAATATTACCGTCTTTCGCCATAATAATTACCTCGCTGGTAATATCATAACAGACAACAGAAAACCGCCAAGCGGCGGTTATAGATGCTTGCTTATTCGTTTACCCCATTACTGCAGATCTTAGGGTAGCTCCCATATATCCTTGATGTGGGCCACCATAAGCAGTTATGTAAAAATATCCATGGAGCATATTATACCCACGGTGGTAACCGACTTTAGCATCAGAATTATCATTAATAATAATTGATAAATTAAGCCCACTTGCATTCATTACTGATAGCGGTCCTACTACTTCCCTAGAATTAGGATCGATTTTTTCAAGCCAAATAGTGAGGTGTTTGTATTTTTTGTCGTCAATAACGCCATCATCAAACTTAAAATTATTATCATCAAATCTGATGTTTAGATAAACCAACCTATCAACATTATCAGAGATAAAGTCATGAAAACTTTTAGCCTCTTTTGATAAGTGACCTATTTCAATATGTGTTGTATGAGCCCTATTCTTTGGGAATGATATTTCCCTTGATGATTGATATGCTTTAAAAGCATACAAAGCACCAATACAGGCAGCTAAAAAAGACATTGTGGAAATAAAATCAGACATAAACATTCCTTTAAAATAGCCACCAGTGACATGTCACCCGATTATATGCTTAATTTAGTCTCATGCCATCCCGCATGCTGCCAACACTTTGAATCGCCAATAAGTAGGCAACCCACTTCTTTTCTGCTGCTGTTAGCTTCCCCATCGCTCACTCCCCCTCTACCGTGAAACCGGCTGCTTTGAGGAATGTCTTAACTTTAGAGGCGTACATGACTTCAATCGGATATTTGCCAGAAATATTAACGACAACCACCTCCGGCAGCACAACCGGCTTACTAAGCTTCTCTCTTGCCGCTGATAACGCTGCTTCTGCTGCCAAGCGTTTTCTGAACTGAGCCTTTCGACTAGCCTTGATGTTATGGATTGCTAAATCCTTCATATAAAGCTGATGTTCTGCATTCGCTAAACGTTGCTGGAATTCCTGATTATGAAAGTCAAAAAGCTCTTTCTGTGCCGCTGATAACGCTGCTTCTGCTTTCTCGGCGCGATTCCATTGCAGACCAAGCTTCCTAATCTCTAGCGCATTTGATTCTGCCTGTGCCTCTGCCTTTTCTGCCCTTTCTCTAAGTGAGGAATTAACTACTTCCCCCTTTCTAATCGAAAGGTCTAGATGCTTATTCAGCACTATCGCTTCATCAAGCTCTTTCTGTGCCGCTTCCAGTTGTGCTATCAGTGCTTCCAAATCAGGCATTGGCACTGTTAGCTGGTCTGAGCCGTACGACTTGGCTAATTCAAACTTACTTTTGAGCCGCTCAATTCGCGCTTTGCCAGTTAGCTCTTCAAGGTTATTCATCAGTTGTTACCCCTCAGGCTGGCGTCGAACTTCGGCGCGGCGGAGAGCATAGAGCGGTACCCAGCCATGAATACCCCGCACGGCCCAGTTCCATTCAGCGATTCCTCATACGCAGTGGTGCATGCGTCTCTAAATGCGGTAGTTTGTTCGAGTGGTACAAAGCAAAGCTGGTACCCGTCCGGAGCCACAATACTCCTGGTTATATATTCATTAAGCGCCTGAGTTGTGGCACTCATTTCAGCTTTGATTATTTCTACAGCCTTGGCGTGGGTAATTAGTCCGGTCATGTTTTCATCAAGCCAGCGTTGTAAATCACTAAGCATCATTTCTGGCGGGATAACTAACTCAGCATCATCAGCGATGCTCTCTAGCCAGCACTGAGCCTCATAGATATTAGTGCCGTGAATACAATGTAGGGCTGCTTGAATGGTCATAACAGCGCGATGCAACAACCATGAGTTTGAAAGTTCGCTGGCGGCTTTATCAATAAGCACCGCATTCTCGCCAACCATCTGCTGCACCCGTGCAATAGTGTCACCCGCCACCGCGCCGGTAATACCCAGCGCCTCGGCAATCAGTGAGCAAGTATTGAGTGCCGCATCGCGCTCAACTTTTAACGTTTCATAATCAGTATTCATTTTAAAATTACCTTTTCTTACCGTTGAAAACATTGAAATTTATTTTCATTTCAACTCGTTACTACCGTTTTTTGTTTCGTTGCTCGTCGATACTTTTGCAATCAACACAAAGCTGAACGCCGGGAACTGCCTTACGACGCTCTTCGGGTATTTCCACGCCGCATGTGTCGCAGGCATGCGCCGCTGGCAACAATGGCTTGTTAAGCACTTTGTTGAGATTCAGCTCAAGCATTCTCTCTGCGTGTTCATTGGCGATATCAATGCTATCCATGGTTAGCTCCCATGCCGTGGCGGGCTATTAGCAATGCGTCAGCAACTGCTTGCCCCTTGGCTTTTTGGTCAAGAATTCGAAGAGATGGATATAACTGGATTGCCCGGCTGCGGGCGGCGTCTTTGTCGCTACCGATGAGTCCAGTAGACTTCTTCCACGCTTGCGGGGTTACGAGGGTGTAAGGGATGAATAGCCCTTGTAAGATACCTTCTACCACTCCGGCAGAGTGACCAAAGGTGAACATCGAGCTAACACCCTGCCCCGGCATTGCGCCGACTTGTTCCAGATATGCATGACTGAAGCCTTTAAACCCCAGCAGATAGGCAGCGACCAATGAACCGTTTACGCGGGTCTTTGTACCGACTTTTACCGTTGGCATACCCTGGTGCCCAAGATACTCACCGGACTTATCCAGCACGACTATCGCGCCGCTGCATCCGGGATCAATACCAATGATTAGCTTTGTCATTTTTTTGCTCTCACAGCTCGTTCAAACAGGGATACAACAGCTTTGGTAGCCTGAGCACGACGACGAACGAACTTTAGTTTTCCACCACCTGACACCTCAAAACGACTCATAAGGCGGTCATGCTTGATGCGAAATCCAGTGGCCTTGTTGCCAAGCAGTAGGGATTCAACGCCGTTACCCATCGATACCAACTCGTATTTAATTTCCATATACCACCTCAGTTAAATTACCTTAAAGGTAATCATTACTCATTTGGTAATTACTTTCAACATAAAAAACGCGCTTGCTGTCGCAAAACGCACTATGCTCTAAAACTTCCTGTAAAGCTCTCTAACGCATTTCAATTCTAAAACGGATACTGATTAGGCTTAATGGCTAATATCCTCACCTTACCCCGCAGCTTTTGGATTTACCGTGTTCTCCTTGCTCTTGTTATACGCATCCATCCATGCCGGACGAGTACGCTGTTTATCTTCCAATTTCAGCGTTGGCCTTGGAACCTCACCACCAGCAGCAATTCTTTCAGACCAAGAATTGAGGGTTATCCCTGCCAATTTCTCTACCTCGACCTCACTCAACCGATAATCGATCATTCGCTGTCTAAGCTCGGTGCATATCCAGTACAAAACAGGCTGTCGCCAGGGGAACATTTCAGCACTACTGTGGTAATCACGATCCCGGCAGTACCGCTTGAACTCGGCCATAACATCGTTTCGTGTCAGTCCGAATGGGTTAACGCCCCCCAGTCCTACGATTGCCAAGAACTCAGCAAGGTCTGGCGGCCAGTGGTTTCCGTTGATGCAACGATCAACACAAAGTTGTGCAGCAGATGCCAGTTGCGCAGCGCTAAGTTTCGATACTGCCATCTTCCATATTGAGGACGGTACCGATCCATTCTTCATCACCCAGCGGTCCGAATACACTCCCCCCATCAGTTCCCACAGGCTGTAGACCATTTCTTGCCCGGTCTGCTGCAATTGCTGCTTTGATTGTCTGGACTGCGCGAGATTCACCACTTGCGGCGCTTGATGCTTTCTGTCCATCGGTACCCCCTGATTTTTTGTTACGCACGTGCTTGATACTCTGTGCGAATTTTTGTTCCCACTGCGCCTGATGGAATGTTTTCCCCTCTGACTGCCAGTAGGTCACGAACTCAGCGAGTTCTACAGGCGTGTAGTCTGAGATGATCACTCCCCACGTTGCTGCCTTGCGGCAGAAATCCGTTTCGGGCTTCCAACCTTCCGCCATTACAAACTTTCCAAAGTTTCCAAGCCCACCAGCAGGCGGTGCCCGGTTATCCAAAATGGAATTAACCACACCGGGATCGGGGCCAGTGTTTTCCCCATCGCTATCACCGGAATTTTCTCTCGCGCACAGAGAGGGGTTTTCCTTTCCATTCCCTTCCCTTCCTTTCCCTTCCTTTCCTCCCATGAACTCTCCGGAGCTTTCGCGAGGGTTCGCGGAAAGTTTTGCAGTAACGAAATCAAAAGCTGTCTTATTGCACCTTGCGCGATTGCAATTTCTGCAACTAAGAACAAGATTTTCTGAGGAATTTTTTCCACCTGTCGACTCTGGTTCAAAGTGATCAAGTTCGAGTTCGCTAAAAGCAACCCAACTGCCAGCTTTCCCTGAATAAAGGCGCGGCCAATAAATTGAGCCTGGATTCCCGCAAAAGTAACAAGTGGCCTCATGTTTATCACCAGGAGTGCACCCATACTTGAGCGCGACCTTTCGGCGAGATTCGGCAGGTATCGCGAGCTTTCGCGAATGTTCGCGAATAATCTTACTTTTTGATGGCTTATCGACCCGTTGATGATCTGTCCACTTGTCGATTATCAGATAACTTGTTCCATCATCATTTAGCATGCGGGACAAGCGACCACTGGCAATGAGTAGATCAATGTTAAGTTTCACCATTTCTATATCTTCTCGAGGCATAACCTCCATCGCTATCCGATCCGGTTCATCCCTTATAGCACCGTGGTCATCTGCGGCCGTCCAAAGCCCGATATAAAGTAAGCGCGTAAAAACATCGAACTGGACCATCATGCTATCTGTCCAGAATTCAGGCTTTATTGTGCGGATACGAGCCATTAGCCACCCCCTGTACCATTCATTAGGTCACTGGATAGCTCTCCATATTTATCTTTGTAGCGCGCCAGCCAAAACCGGTCAGTTCGTGTGCGCTTCAGCTCTTCATTGAGTTTATTTACTTCATTAGCCAGCCTAGATGCCTCACCGCCGTACAGACCGCCGACCTCAGTTAATGCCACCTGACAGCCAGGGCCGTTTGCGCTCTCTGCCCGCTTCAGCCACTTAACTGCGATATTATTCAGCTCGTTATGTGTCATATAGCCACCGCTAGCCCATTGGCTTGTGCCATTAGTGACTTAATGCGCTTACGTTGGGCGATCGTGTGATTCGCATTGCACTCAACACAACTGCCATTGACCGTATAGCGCTCACATAAATGACCGTTCCGGCACGGCTTACCGGTGTAATACTTCAATTGTCCTACTCGTGCTGCATCTGTTCTGGTAATGATTTTCACGCTCACCTCCATATTTGTGTGTGAACAGGACAGAGATTATAACTGGAAACAAATTAAATCAACCAAATGTGGATAATAATTACCTAGCCGTGATTTATACACATAAAAAAGGCCGCCTGCTGGCAGCCTGTTAGCTTTCTGTCGCTGTCTTACTGTGCGTTGTAGAAGAATGAAACCAGTTGAGCAAGAGTCAAATCATTTTGATACTCAGCACACGCGGAATGCAGAAGCCGCATGCGCTCACGACTTGGAACCTTGCGGCCACAGATCAAATGAGTTTTGATATATGTCACAGTTGTCTTCGCTTTTGACGCGATATCTTCTTTCTGCTCATCACTCAACGTATGCCAGAACAATTTAAAGTCAAAATCAGTCATTATCTTCTCCAAAAACATACCCCAATTAGTTAATAGTTACCTAAAAGGTGTCGATAGACAAGGACGTTTACCATATTGGTTCATTTACCTTAAAGGTAATTTTGTTTTAAATATAGGCAATACATAACTCAGAGCATTACAGACATGAAAAGCATCAATGACATTCGCAGGGATAATTTACGCGACATCATCAACAGTGATTTTGAAGGGAAACAAATACGCCTGGCTTCCGCCTTGAAGTTAACCCCTAATTTGGTGTCACGCTGGCTTAAACCCTCATTTGACAAAAACTCAAAAAATATTGGTGACTCTGTAGCTCGAAAAATTGAAGAAATAGCGCGCAAACCTCAATATTGGCTGGATACTGATCACGTCATGGCTATAGCCGCTGGGGATAGTGATACTGGTTTGATTACCGAGATCGGCGAAGTGGCGGCACATAATCTTGAGATGTGGATGCTGGGTAACCGTGACCTCAAATCACAAGCCCGCGTTGCAGAAAAAGCAGGTGTAAGTCAGTCGACTGTAAACCGGCTCTTGAAGAAAGAAGCCAGCATATCCATAAATAACCTAGCATCTATTGCTGGCGTGTTCGGTCGCCGCCCATATGAACTACTGGTGCCGCCTCGCGATGAGTCTTTGATAACATATGACCGTAGTAAATACGCTAAACTTCCGGCAGAAGATAAGGCAAAGATAGAATCATTTATTGAATTTATCTTAAGCCAGAATCAGAAGCGTTCGGAGGAGTAATGTTAGGTGTCATAACCAGCCTTCTTGTGTTCTTAGTATCGTTCGGTGTCTGGATAGTCGCCGTTCATTATTTTGCAAAAACAATACGCTGGGAGGCTGATGCCGGAGTTGTCGGCATTGCCTCCGTTGTCAGTTATATTCTTCTTGTATCCCCTTTCCTCGCTATGTACCACGGTTAACTCCCCCACCCTCCTAAATTATCACAAACAAAATAGTTACCTTTTTGGTAATTTATTTATTGGTGACGATTGACAACCATCTATTATGGATTAATATTACCAACAAGAGTTACCAATAAGGTAATTAAATCGCTCTTTAAAAATCGACTCAGGGCTATCACAAACCACAATATGGGCCGCCCGCCGTATGTCTACGCTAACCCGTTTAATTCGGAATGCGGGATAGGAAAGTGACAAAAACATCCATTTATTGGCATTTTTTTGCCTTTAATAGTTACCAAAATGGTAATTAATGAGGTGCGATATGCGTTTCACCATCAAAAACGGTAAACATTTGTTCACTGTACTGGGCCGTACTGAATCCTTTGATAGCTTCTCTCAAGGCGTTCGCTGGGCCTTCACACAAAAAGAGGCCATGCGTGTGGCCACTGAAATCTGGAGCGAATAAATAATGTCAGAAATTAACAAAATCACCGCACTCGGCATGCTGGTTTCGCGTGAAAGCGACATTACTGACCAGGTAAAAAATCAAGCTGCACTTATCCTGGCAGCAGTTGCCATGCCCACACTGGAAAAAGATAGCGACATGGTTGATATGGTCGCTGATTACAACAAAATATTCCTTGCGGTAACTGGAGTAGCAAAGGCCGACACACTGCCTGTTGACCACATGCTAGGGGCTATTAACTCATTATACGGGATGCTTGACGACACCACGGGCAACGTCGACCGCCGCAAGTTCTTGCGGGATTATCTGGCAAATCTGTCTGGCGATACTGGTGCAGCAGTAGAAACAGTTACGGCCAGCCCGGTACCGGAGTTAGTGGCAGAACAAACGCCCACCGGCATCCAGGAAGAAAAGCAGTTAATGCCAGCGGATGAGTTAGAGGAAGCCCCAGCGCCAAATGTGCCAGCATATTTTGAGCCGGGCCGCTATGAGGGTATTTCTAACGATGTGTATCACGCATCAAACGGCATCAGCAGTAGCCAGATAAAAGATGCCCGAGTAAGCCTAATGTACTTCCATGGTCGCCACATCACCGGCGCTATCAAGCGTGAAAGCACGGAAGCGCTGACGTTCGGATCTCTATGTCACACGATGGTTTTGGAGCCTGAAAAGCTTGATGAGGAATTCAGCATTGAACCGGTTATTCCTGCTGGCGCATTTACCAGCGGCGATTCAATGACGAAGTGGCTAAAAGAGTACAATGCCACTCTGCCAGCTCTGCTATCAAGTGATGAAATAAAGGTGCTGCTTGAAGCCCACAACGCCACGTTGCCCACGCCATACTCTCTTGGCGGTAGTGTTGATGATGTGGGAAGTGTTTACACCCGCTTGCCGGCAGAGTTCCAAACTATCCCCGATGGTCAGAAATTTACAGCAACACTAATGAAAGCCTGCATCAAAGAGTACAACGCCACGCTGCCAGTGCCACTTAAAACCAGCGGCAGCCGTGACACATTGCTCGAGCAGTTGGCAACCATATCACCTGATGTTGTTGAGGCTGAGGCAGCCAAGCCTGTGCCACTGAATACCAGCGGCAAGAAAGAAGATTTAGCCGCGGTAATTAAAACGGTTAAACCAGATGCGCTTTTTGCTGATGAGATAACCGCCACATGGCTGAATGCTGAAACTAATAAATCGCCTATCACGCTAAAGCAATACGAACTGGCGAAGTCCATTCAGCAAGCTGTATTCAATCACCCCGCCGCTGGTGGTCTGGTCAACAATCCAAACCGAGCTGTGGAAGTCAGCTATTACGGCATGGATGAGGATACCGGTATTGATATCCGCGTTCGTCCGGATCAGGAAATCGACTTTAACGGCATTCGGGTTTGCTTCGACCTTAAAACAATTCAATACGGGCGAATTAAGCAAGAAGCCCTACGCAGCAAACTTCACCGCACAATCATCGATTTTGATTACCACGTCAGCGCGGCGATGTATTGCGATGTTGGCGACTTTGATCAGTTCTTCTGGATATTCGTCAACAAAGACGAGGGATACCACTGGGTCGCAATTGTAGAAGCCTCGCCGGATGAGTTGGAGTTAGGCCGCCTTGAATATAAGAAAGCCCTCCGCGACATCCAGAAAGCACAAGAAACCGATAACTGGCCAGCGCCTATCACTTCCGAGCTGGTAGACGAACTTAACGACTTTGACTTGCGCCGCCTTGAAGCGCTGCGCCTCGCTTAATTGGAGAATGAAATGAGCGATTTAACAGTAATGAATCAGCAGCACCCATCAACCATGTCGGTCAGCAGCGCAATTTTCAATGTGCAAGCGCTCGGCCAGCTAACAGTCTTCGCTAACCTCATGGCTGATTCCTCTGTAACGGTACCGGCCCACTTTGTGGGTAAGCCGGCTGATTGCATGGCAGTAATAATGCAAGCCATGCAGTGGGGCATGAACCCTTACGCTGTAGCGCAAAAAACCTATCTTGTAGGTGGCGTTCTTGGTTATGAGGCGCAGTTAGTCAATGCGGTGGTTACTAGCTCAAATGTAATTCAGGGCCGCTTTCATTATAAATATGGGGGTGATTGGTCTAAATGCACAAGAACCAAAGAAACAACTCTCAAGAAAACGGGTAAAAACGGCTCATATGAAGTTACTCAACGAGTCAAAGACTGGTCTGACAGTGACGAAGATGGATTGTTTATTTGTGTTGGCGCTCAAATTCGTGGAGAGGATGAAATTACATGGGGTGAGCCGGTATATCTATCAAGTATAGGTATTCGTAATTCACCTTTATGGGCAACAAACCCAAAGCAGCAGATTGCATACCTTGGGGTTAAATACTGGGCGCGTCTGTACTGCCCTGAGGTAATCCTCGGCGTTTATACCCCTGATGAAGTTGAGCAGCGTACAGAGCGTGACGTCAGCCCACCAGCTCAACGGGCAAGCATCAGCCAGATGTCAGGTGAGCAGGCCAATGTAGTTGCTGAACAACCCACCTCAAACGAGGGAGTAAAACAGGAAGCTACCGTAATTGACGCCGCTAACAGCGGTGGCGATGAGGCTAATTTCAATTATGAAACGTTAGCCGCTGAGTTCCGCGAGTCCATTGATAAGTTACAGACTCTTGATAGTGCCAAAAATCTGCGTGTTGAAATTGAAGACATCAAGCAACAACTAGGCAACAGCCTTTATACCGAACTAAAGGGCAAGGCGGTGAAGAAATACCACCAGATTGACGCCCGTAACTATATCGAAGCCGCGATAAACAGTCTGGATTTAGGCAGCGATAGCCGGGCAGCTGATTTTGCCAAAGTTGAGCAAGACCTGAAGGCCCGTAAATCAAAGCTTGGCGATGAGCTGTTTGACGGTTTCACCCTCACCCTCGATGACCTCCGCGTTGAATTCATCTAACCATCCTGTGCGGGGCTTCGGCCCCGATTCACTATGTCGACTGTAGGCTAAGGATCTGCAATGAAAGCAGCAATTCGCAAAAAGAAAATGCTGGAGATAGTGCAACTATCTGAAGACACCATCAACCGCCTAGAAAAAGCCGGTATGTTCCCTAAGCGCTTCCCTCTCACTAATCGCACCGTCGCATGGAATCGTGATGAGGTAGAGGCATGGCTTGACCTACGCCAAGCCAATCCAGATGAAGTAGAGCCAAATGAGAGCATGGGGCCAATGTTTGAAAAAAACCCTAATCATATCAAAGCGCGTAAACGAGCCGAGCAACATGCGAGGATATGATGACCGGCCACTCCATTTTGTACAAAGAACAATCAGGTGATGGAAAAGCATACTGGGATGGCAGGCAGGTTACCTGCCGGTGCCCAGCTTATGAATTTCCGCACAGGTTCAGCGGCGGCCGCTGCAACGGCTACCACATGGCGAAAAACTGTTTCGACAATCGCACTAGTTGCCAGAACTGCAATTGTCTTCACTCTGGCGGCTGCGATGTCGTTAACGAAACAGAAAGCCCAGCGGAATGTATTTATGTGCTGGATTTCTGCGCTGACTACCAAATCAAATTAAGGCGGTAATGATGAAAGTAACAAATGGCGCTGGTGCGGTGACGCGCATCTATATTGAGGGAGCACAGGCTCTTGATGCGATAACGGTACTAATGGAAGACATGCAACCGGGCGTTGGTCGCATCACCATAATTTGCTGGGGAAAGGTCTGGACGAGTTTTTTTGGTGGTATGTCTGGTGACACTATCCGTCAATTCATCTTGCGTACAGGTGATGACTATATCTCCAGCAGCCTGTGGAATGATCAGCGGCCAAAGAAAGCGGATAAAGTCTATCTGTTGCGCATCATTTCAGCGGTTAAATCTGGCCTTATTCAAGCTGAACAGGAGGGGATATGAAACTAACCCACCTACCTTTTATCCTAATCCTGCGCCGCTGGTGGATCTTGCGTGAAGCACGTGAGTATTGGCGTGGCCTTCAGGACTTTCGCCGTGTGGCAAAGCGAAGAGGCTGGCATCTAGTTCTAAAAGCCTATGACTTTGAGGGCAATTATCGGAACTCGCGCCAGTTGGCTAAAAGGCTGGCGAAAAATGAATGACTACCAGCTTATCTATTGTGACCCACCATGGCAGTACGGCAATAAGTCCAGCAACGGCGCGGCAGTTAATCACTACAGAACAATGTCACTCACCGATTTAAAACGCCTCCCTGTTTGGTCCCTCGCCGCCCCTGATGCAGTTCTCGCAATGTGGTACACCGGTAACTTCAACGATGAAGCCAAGCAACTCGCTGAGGCGTGGGGCTTTCAGGTTCGCACGATGAAGGGTTTTACCTGGGTGAAGCTGAATCAGCTGGCAGAGGCCCATATCAACAAAGCGCTGGCAGCCGGTGAGGTTAACGACTTTTACGACTTTCTTACCCTGCTCAATACCCAATCACGAATGAATGGCGGCAACTATACGCGGGCCAATACTGAAGATGTGTTGATCGCAGTTCGCGGCAATGGTCTTGAGCGGCTTAATGCCAGCATCAAACAGGTTGTTTATTCACCGCTTGGCGAGCACAGCGAAAAGCCATGGGAAGTACGTCACCGGTTGGAATTGCTGTACGGCGATGTAAAGCGCATTGAATTGTTCTCACGGAAGGATTTACCCGGCTGGGATACGTGGGGCAATGAGTGCAATCAGTCAGTAAAACTAATACCCGGCTCTTGGGAGAAAATATGAAACTTTCAACTGAAAAAATGATGCTGGCTGTATTGGCATTTTATATTGCAGCAATGCTCATTTATTTAATAGGCCGATAAATGGATATACAAACATTTCATTTAAATGGATGGTTGTTTTTATATGCAATGATAGCTGGATATGTACTAGCTTGCATTGACCAATCAGAAAGACCAGAGGGTAATATTAAACATCTTTTAATATCATTATTCTGGCCTTTAACTCTAATGGCGATACTTTCTAGTTATATCGCAATGAAAGTTATAGGAGATAGTTCCGATGACTAACTACGAGATACTTAAATATCTTGCCAATGATGGCGGTTATTACACTAGAACAGAAATGGTTGAATTACTTAACAATGCCTTTTCTGAGGAGATTTTTTTTGCTGACAGATTAACATCTCTTCGTGGCATTATAATTAACTCGTCATTCATTAGATATGATGCTTATCGTGCTAACTCGCACACAACACAATTGAAAATAAAAGTTATATCTGTCGAACCAGCATATGACCGTTATTCTGGCGCGGCATCAAAGACAGCAAGAAAACGGAAAGGTATGGACAGGACTTGGCTTAATGATGAAAAGCCTGTTGCTCAAGCTATACGGATGTTGATGCTATTCAATAAACTAATAGCGGAGGCAAAGCTAAAAAGCGCTAATGCCTCCAATTGATATCTATTTACCACTCCCCGCAATCCACCCATCAATCATATTGGCCCACTGTTGCAGCATTTCCCTACGTTGTTCTGCGTACTCAGCTTTATTGTACACGGCGCGGGTACCTTTCTGCTCATGGGCCAAGCACTTCTCAATCCAATCACTATTAAAACCATGCTCATGCAATATGGTACTTGCGGTTCTTCGCATATCATGCACAGTACAATGTGCAAACTCACCGCCATTATTATTAATATAATTAACAGTAACAGTTATTGCATTATTAAGTGCCGCACCAGATATAGGCTTATCAAAATGATATCGGGACGGCAACAAGTAATCGCTGCCACTGGATACCATTTGCAATGTTGTGAGTATTTCTATTGCTTGGTCGGATAAATATATATTATGCGCCCGACTACCTTTCATTCTCTCCGCTGGAATAGTCCAAATTTTATTTATAAAGTCTACTTCCTCCCAAGTTGCCTTTGTTAATTCACTTTTCCTAACCAGTGTTAACAGTATCAATTTGACAGCTAACTTTATTATTGGTGTCCCTGATGTCTTTTGTGTAGCACGAAAAAATACACCTATTTCTTCTTCAGTTAAAGCTCTTTCTCTTGGCTCGAATGTGGCAATTGATGATGCCTTTATCGTCACTGCTGGGTTTTTCACGTCATGACCACGATCAATAGCATACTGATAAACGCTGCTGATTATCTCCCTGATCTGTAAAGCCGTTGATGGGGCGCTTCGCTCCCTCATAACTTTGTCACAATGAGAGCGTACATCTGCCGTAGTTATCTCATGCATTAACCGATTACCAAAAATAGGCTCTATATCCCGATTGATAATTGATTGTTTTAAATTTCTTGTGCTGTCCACAAACTTGGCCGCTTTCAGCCATGCGACGGTAAAATCTCTAAACCTGATTGCATTTCTAACTTTGTTTTTACCGTCACGCTTTAGCGCAGCCGGTGACTGGCCTAGCTCTACAAGCTTTTTGGCTTCGTTTAATTCATTTCTTGCCTCAGCCAGGCTGATACCGTCACGACCATACCGGCCTATTGTGAGCGTTTCTCTTCTACCGTTAATCCGGTAGTCATACCGAAACGAAATTGTGCCGCCTACTGCCACTGCAACATAGAGGCCATCACGATCAGTAACCTTGTAAAGCTTCTCTCTTGGCTTGAGATTTTTTAATTTTGTATCGGTAAGCAT